AGAGAAGAATTATCTTTTCCTTACTTACCAACAAATCATTGGGAGATGATTGATATGTTTCCAGGCATTAATTTCAATTTAAGAGGTTCAGCATTACGTGTAGATGTTATGACTCCATTGAGTCCAGACAAAGTAATGATTGAGTTTCGTGGATTGGGATTGAAGTCGGACACACCAGAACAAAGATTGATTCGTCAAAGGCATCACAATTCTATATGGGGTCCATTTGGTAGAAATCTGCATGAGGATCTACTTGCAGTAACTACTCAACAAGGATCTATGCATAGTCATGCTGAGGAAAGACGAATTCTACATGGGAGACATGAAAATAATACGATTCATGATGAAGTCGGTATGAGGCACTATTATGATGAATGGGGTAAATGGATGAACATAAATCCAAGTAACCCAGAAGAATCTTATATTAAAACAGAAGAAAGGATGGTTGCGTGAAAAAAATTGTCTTGACATTCATGTTATTATTATATACAATGTCTATATCATATGGTCACCCAGACGGAAAAACACCATATTGGTATCCGTCATCTTTCATTTATGGATATATTAATGGTTGTTATGAAGCAACAGAATATAATCAAGTTCCTTTTACAGAAGATATGTGGCCTGATAATGTTAAAAATGTATGTGCTTGTGTGGTTGATGCAATGAGACATTCTTTGACATATGAAGAAATGTTAGACAATGCATCTCATACAGACGCCGTATTAATAGCACAGGCAACATTACCAATGTGCATTCAACAAGAATATGTAGAAATGATGAATAAAAAATAACATGAAACAATTTAATTATGACCTTCTTGAAAATAAAAAACATCTCTTAGAACAAGACAATTCAGGAAGTGACAGAGTATATCATGGTCCAAACGGAACATATGCATCCGTGACCAATATGTTATACTACATGGTAACAAAACCAGGCATTGATGCGTGGAAACAAAGAATTGGAGAAGAGGAAGCGAAGAAGATTTCCACAAGAGCTGCAAGTCGTGGAACTCGTATTCATAATTCTATTGAAAAATATCTTCGTGGTGATGATACTTATTTTGATGGTGTTCCGTATGAAAATCGTGAACTGATCAAACTAGGACTGAAACAGATAGACGAAAGAGTTGACAATATTCGTGGTATTGAACTTGGTATGTGGTCCGATTCACTTGGACTTGCTGGGACATCTGATCTAGTAGCAGATTATCAAGGTGAGTTGTCCATCATTGATTGGAAGACAGCAACTTATATCAAAAAAGAAGAGTATATGATGTCTTACATTCTTCAAGGGACAGCCTATAGTCGTATGTTATATGAACTTTATGGATTGATACCAAAGAAGATCGTAATTTGTTCTTTGATTCGGTTTGATGGTAAGAAGTATAATCCAACAATGGATGAAGATATTTACATTGATTGGAAAGTTTACAATCCTCTGGATTATATTCGTAGGTTAAAGTCAATCGTTGATGCTTTTCAGTATCAACGAAAACAAAGAGAAATAAATAATTCTGATACTGTGGATATGCATGGATAGCGATTAAGACGCCGGTTCGATTCCGGCCATCTCCACCAAGGTAACATGGACGGACACGATATTTTACTCTCATTCCTCATATTTGGAATATGTGCTTTCATAATATGGGCGTTAGGGTTCGTGTTATTTTGATGGGGATGTCATGGTATTCGATTAATTGATTACGTCATGTAAGGAGGTATCCAGTTGAGCAACGACTGTGAAAGTGCAACTAAACATAATCGCAAATAATGCTGATTATACATCTGCCTCTTATGCGTTAGCCGCATAATTGTAGCCGAGTACAGAGGGTCACTTGGGAACAGAAGACCCTCACTTTTTATAAACTTTAGGAACAATCATGGCTATATTTAAAAAGAAAAACGATAGTGATGATGGAACAATTGATTCAGTTGAAGAAATGGTAGAATATGAAGAAAAAAAATTATGGGAACAAAATCCAATGGAGGCGTTAAATCACAACAATGTTGAGAAACGCAAAAAAATGAATTGGTATGCTAGATTTACTCTTTCTATAATTATAGTTACAACTTTCATTTTTTTGGTTTGGTTATTATTTTATGCTGAGTTACCTCAAGCATCAAGAGATTTGGTTAATATCATGGTTGGAGCCTACGTTGCGGTATTAGCAAAATCAACAGACTACTGGTTTAAGGATAAGGATGACCCAGAACATAAAGAGAGTCAAGACCTTAAAGAAAAACCAGAAGAATCAACTTGACACTTTCGTTAATAATGATATAATATGGTTACAATGAATATGGAACAGACATTAAACGTGTATACATCAAGTCAGTATAATCAAGAGGTTGAAGAATTGGTTGAGAGAACAGGTATGAAGTATCTTGATGCCATTCTTCACCATGCTGACGAAAACAAACTGGAATCGGAAACGATTGCAAAGTTGATAAACGCAAACTTGAAAATGAAACTTCGTGAAGAAGCGGAACAATTGCACTTTTTACCGAAAACAGCAAAACTCCCTATATGATTCCAAAGGTGACTCCCTTTGAAGTGTACCAAAAGTATTTGTCGTTGAAACAACACTTCAACAAAGTTGATTATGATTATTTCAAATTCAGGGGTAAGGTGCGAGCCAATCCTCAATCATTTGAAAATAGAAAAGATAAACATCACTTTGTCCGTCTTTCAAAAATTTATAAAGAAGAAGACCTCACTAAATTTTTTGTCTCTAATTTCGTTAAGTCAAGCGATCTTTGGATTGGTAATCTTACAAGTCCAGAGGGCAGAGAAAATTATATTTCGTGGAAGTCAAAGATCCAAAGTCTTCCGTATATTTTTGAAAATGAAGTTGATGAGATTCTTGATGATTATAATGATTTTAATACACTTTTTGATTGTGTGGATGGTCAACATCCACCTGTGCTTCGCTCGGTATTTGGCGGAGATTTGTCGGTTGAGTCCTTTATTATTATGGACTCAATTCTTAGGTTCTCTTCGGTCTTTAATGAAAAGATAGAAGAGTCGGTCATATGGCCGAACCTATATAGTATGTGTATTAAGTATGCGCCATTCTTGGTTGTGAATAAGCAGAAATATGTAGACATACTGAAAAAACAAGTAGAATTACATTATGAATAATGTGGATAATCTGAAACACGTAGTAATAAGGAGATCAAATGTCATTTGCTACACTCAAAAAGAACAGTAAGAATAGTCTTCAGAAACTTCAGTCAGAAGTGGAGAAGATCAACAATCCCCAAAACAACAATCAGAAGAACTTCGGTGAAGATGATCGGTTCTGGAAAGCAGAACTTGATAAATCTGGAAACGGATATGCGGTCATTCGTTTCTTACCAGCACCCGATAAAGAAGACATGGCATTTGTCCGTGTTTTCAATCATGGATTTCAAGGTCCAGGCGGGTGGTACATTGAAAACTCTCTGACAACCCTTGGTCAAAAAGATCCGTTGGGTGAATACAATTCCGTTCTCTGGAATTCTGGTGTGGAGGCGAACAAAGAGATCGCCCGTAAACAGAAACGTAGGTTGACCTACTTCTCAAACATCTATGTTGTTGAGGATAAAGCAAATCCTCAGAATGAAGGTAAGGTTTTCCTCTTTCGTTATGGAAAGAAGATTTTTGACAAGATCAGTTCTATGGCGAATCCTGAGTTTGAGGATGAGTCACCAGTAGATATCTTCAACCTTTGGGAAGGTGCGAACTTCAAGTTGAAGATTCGTAAGGTTGACGGATACTCCAACTATGACAAGTCGGAGTTCATCACTGCGGCTCCTCTTCTGGATGATGATTCGGAATTGGAAAGAGTTTATGGTGAGTGTCACTCACTTGATGACTTTCTCAACCCTAAGAACTTCAAGTCCTACGATGAGTTAAAGACTCGTCTGGATGTGGTTCTTGGTAATACTCCATCTCCTGCGATGTCAGCGCCATCTTCCGTAGATTCATCGGAAGTTCCGTTTGACGGAGGAACACCAATGGAGACATCTTCTTCTTTTCGTGAAGAAGAAGTTTCTGGTGATGAGAATCTTGATTACTTCAAGAAACTCGCAGAGGCGTAATTAATCTTTTCCACCTCTGTTTTTAGAACTAGAGCCTCCAGTAGCATTATCTGATCTTGTCTGGGGGCTCCCAAGATAAAATGAATTAGATGTAACAGGGTTCACACTCTGATCAACACTAACATTTCCTTTATCGTTAGTTCCCATTACAAAATCTAAAGCTGAACTAGCGAATTGATTTAACTCACCACCAACAGATTGACCTGTGTCTTGGAGAAATCTAAGAAAATTTACTCCTGCTTGTTGTCTTGATTCTCTATCTCTTAAAGTATCTCTCAAAGCAATACCTGCACCAAATCCTGGCACTGTTAAAGCCGCTGCAGTTCTGGTCATTCTTCCCTCGGCAGTTCCACCTTGAAACATAGCATCAAGATTAAATTGACCATATCCACCAGAGATATTACCACCAAATAGTGAATCTGCTGTTGCTCCCATTTGTTCTAAACCTAATGCCTCTTCATTTTTAAAAAAATCAATATTGTTTTGTGATCTTGTTATAATCGCTTGTAAATCTCTTCGTTTAAACATATCCTTTTCAGTTTTCAACATTTCTTGAGCACCTTCAATCGCTACTTTATTATCACTTATCATTTTTTTCGCTTTTATAACTCTCTGACCACCTCTTTCTCTTTCACTTTCTGCCGCTGATTCGTAAAGACCCAATCCTCTGATAAATGAAGTTGGCATCCCAGAAAACTCTAAAGCACGTACAAATGATTTCATGGAGAACATTGCTTCAAAGAATTGTTTTATATTTCTACCCATCAAATCAAAAGATGACATTATAGAACCTTTTAGTATACCAAGATAAACGCCAGGATCAACTGCAAATTTGACAATTGCATTTGCTAAGTCAAGAAATCCTTGTGCAAAATGAAAAGTAATTTCTCCCATCGTATTTGCAATTCCTACGATTCCCTTTCTTTTTGAACCGAATGCTGTGAATTCTATGTCTTCAAATAAATTTTCTATTTTATCAGTCAAAGTTCTAAAGTTTTCTGACAATTCTCTGGTATCCAATTTACCTTGAGAGAAAAATCCTTCTTTAAATGACTTTCCAAAATCTGATAAAAAATCTCCTATACCACTGAAAAATCCAAGAACTGATTCAACGATCTGTTTTTGTTCTTCGGGTGATTTTGAAAAAAAGAACAATCCCGCTAAACCCAAAGGGATCAATCCCATAAATCTAATTGCCTTGAAAAATAACCCAATACCTTTCAATAGTCCACCACCAATCAATCCTACAATACCTTTAGATCCCCTAGAGATTGCGCCAAACACTTTAAATAATGCTGAATTTTTTCCGAATAATTTTCCAAACCCTCTTGTTGAACTTGATGCACTACTAGATGCACTACTGGATAAACTAGAACTTTCTAATGCACCTACTAATTCTTCGTGTTGACGATCACTTTCTCTCTCTTCCTCTTCTTGAGTTTCTTTTGATGGTAACCTACCAAGCGCATTAACAATTGCTTGAGTTTGGTTTTGAATTCTGAGAGTTGCATTTCCACTCTGTCGCCATACACCAGATCCAGCAAATCTTTGTCCTCTGACTAGAGATGCAATTCCTTCGGCCATTTGAGTTTTAGTATTTGCCATGATTGTCTTTAACTTTGTTGTTGTTTACGTTTTTCATTTTCTTCTTGCACCCATTGTTGCAATAAAGTTGTGTATATTTCTCTTTCGTAGGGCATCATATCCTCTAGTTCGGTCAAACTCCACTGATGATGTTGAATCATGGCAAAATTCGTGAGATAATAATTCTCAAGAGAGTTGTGACTCAGGCCTATCCGAAAAAAGAGTCAAGACCTTGTAAATTGATTTTGTTTTCCATACCACATACGTTACATTGATATTCAACCTCATGTTCTAATTTTGGCATCGTATCAAAAAATTGTTTAATTTTGTTAAACTGTGATGAATCCATACTATCAACGAAGTCATCAAGTTCTTTTTCTGAAAATGAATCTTTTTCGTGAGTTTCTTCATTAGTAAAAATCATCTCAATACAACTCTTAACAATTTTTATTCCATCTTCATCAGTAACACCATCTGTGTTCATAACTGGATATGACATCATAATTCCAATGTCATCTGTCAGCATAATCTTTCTGTTGTGATCTTCATGTTTTGTTACATCTATTTCATCAACATTTAAAGATAGTGTTGATTGTCCTTTACAATCTTCTTTCATACAATTCATTGTAAGTTCTATTTCTTCTCCTACCGATTTTGCACGTAGTTTTAAAAATAAAAATTCAATATCAAACATAGGAAGTTTTTCAACGTCTATTTCTTCTTGAACACAGTTTTTTATTATATTTTTTACTGCATTCATCATCGTTTTTTGACTACCATCTTCAGAGGCAGTCAATAGTATTTTTTCTTCCTTTACTAAAAAAGGTCTAAATTTAATTACCTTGTCAGTTGAAGGTAAAATTGTCTCATAAACTGGAACGTTCAGTTTGGGTAATGGCATATGTTCCTTTCATATTATAATTAGATATCAGCCCTACCTTGACTATTTAAGTTTTCTTGTGATGGATTTAAATTTATATCTACAGTTTCAAAAAAAGCGTATTGTATTTCTGCATTGACTCTGAGAACTGTATTCTGTGTAGAATGATTTAATTGTATTGATTGGACACTTTTTGGGTATACTTCTCTGTAAGTTATAGAGAAAGCTTCATCAACACCATTAGGTTTCAAGGTCGTAACTCTCAATGTACATTTTTTTGCATATGTATCATAGTAAGCTACATCAAAACCAGTAGTTGAATCAACTATTGAATTATTCCATAAATCTAAAATTCTTTTTTCTCTTAATTCGCCTGTGCAAATAAACGTTATACTTAATGGATTATATGATGGAGCATTATAAGCAACTTCTCTTCGTATTCCATACTCAAGATTCATCATTGACTGAACACTTCTTCCTGCAACGTCAACTTGTTCGCACATAAAATCTAACATTTTATCACCATCTAATACTGGTAAGTTAGAAAATTGCACCTTAAATTTATTCGGAGATGCAAGTCCGTGTTTTGATATTTTTCCTGCAAATTCTGAAATTGTAAATCCTGCCATTATCCAAACTTTCTTTTACTATCTGCCCAGACAGATGATTTTGACGCTTTTCTAAAACGTTCTAGTGGTAAAAATATTGCAATCTCTTGCTCTTTTTCTTCTATGGGAATGACTCTTCTTTTGATATGATCAAACCGATACTTCTTAACAGTTGGTGCGACTTGTGGAATCTTAGCGATCTTTTTCCAATTGATTATACCACTTCCAACTTTTGCGTTTACTCTGTCTAGTAGTATAGCACGAAACTTGGGTGGTAGATAATGAAAGTTTAATCCTGTGAAGGTATCTTGGTCTGTTCCAATCAACATGATCATCGGAAACATATCGTAATATGGTAACTCGTTTCTATATTTCGGATTATAATGATAACAGAAAACATCTCCAAGATTTGCTCTTCTTTTCATTACATTGGGATTGACTTTTTCCTCTGCTTCTCTGTAAAACTTGTCAGGGTTGGTTGAACTAAATCTGTTTCTTAGTTCGCCTCTTAACCCTCTAATCTTGTCACGAAACCATTGCGCTGATCTTTTGGTTTCCCTACCTACTGCACCAGTGCGTACTGCATCGGTGAGTTTATTTAATAAATCTGCCATAGTATAATTATTTATCTGGGACTAACTGTTTTTCGGTAAGAATCTGAAAACTCCAACCTTTCTTTTCACACACTCTGGTTGCAGCTTTCCATTTTGCTTCGTTGACTAACCATGTTTGAACAGACTTGATGTATCTTCGTTTCTTTTTTGGTTCTAAGGATTCAACTACAAGTCTTTTTGGTGGTCTTGATTGGGTGAGAGGTTTTACTTCTATCAAAAACCATCCTTTTGGAGTCTGAATAAGAAAGTCAGGGAAATAACGATGTTTTCTGTTGTCTAAAGGCGAGATATAAGGAATAACAACCTCTTCACTACTCCATTTATAACATTTTTCATTCGCATCACACCAATCCATAAATCTCTTTTCCATCATACTACGATAAATAATATTAGTCGGATTTCCAAGATACTTATCTGGATTCTTAATCTTATATTTACCTTTGTGGCGTTTTCTCATGAAATTAACAAATCTTCAATATCCACTTACATTAAAATCAACGAAAGAAGCGGGACAACATTATTTATTAATTGATTCATACGAGTCAAAAAATGCACTTCAATCGGGAAATCAAATATCATCTATAGCATTATATATTCCACCAAATTCTTTACAAACTTCACATAACGCAAATTATGAAGGGTTGGATAATGCTGCTCTTTTTGCAACTGCCGGATCAAAGGCAGGAGAATTGTTTCAGGGGGGTGGAGGTATCAAAGGAATCATCTCCGCTGTTGTTGGTGACGAAAACGTTAGAGCGGCTGGAGTTTCAACAGCAATCAGAGCAGGAGTAAACAGGAATCCGCTTGCAGGAACAGCACTTGGTGCAGGATTGGGACTTGCGGTGAACAATCACATGGCACTTGTTTATCGTGGACCAAATACTTTTCGTTCACATACTTTTAACTTTTCGTTTTTTCCAAAAAATGTAGCAGAATCTGAAATGGTAAGAGATATACTAAAAGATTTTCGTAAGGGAATGTTACCAAGATATTCTGGTGCAGCAAAAACAAATGGTAGATTAACTTCACCTTTCTTTAAGATGCCAAGACATTATAGAATGTCTGTAATGAGTTTGAGTGGTACAAATCCATATCTTGATGATGAAATGTTTCCGAGAAATGGTAAACAAGAAAGAATCAATCATGTCATCACCAACATGACTACAAATCACGATCCAAATGGAATAGTTTCATTACATCAAAACGGAGCACCAGTTCAGGTTAATATGTCCCTTACGTTTCAAGAAACAGAATTTTTAATAAGTGAAGATACAGTGGATGAAAATTTTGAAACTACAAATAGAAACTTAGCGAGACAAATCCAAGATGCAAATCAAATTCCAAGTTTCAGAGAAGATGGATTTACTGCACCAACATTGAATCCAAGATAGTAAGAAATGGCAAATTATTTCAAAAATATTCCAAACGTTCAGTATGACATCAATGGGACAGAACCAAATAATTTTCGTGCTGTCACAAATATCATGCAACGTGTCAAATTCAAATCAACTGTAATTGATTCAATATCTGACTACTATCCATACTATATCAAAGAAGGAGAAAGACCAGATATAGTTTCAAATGAAGTTTACGGAACAGTTGCGTATGCATATTTGATTCTTCTTTTCAATAATGTCGTAGATCCTCTTTTTGACTGGCCTCTTCACACAAGACAGTTTGAAAATTTTATTATTTCAAAATATGGAAGTGTGACATCTGCTCAGTCAACTGTTAAATACTATTATCAGATAGTACGTGCGGAAGTCGCAAGAACACAATTGAGTGAGAGAGTTCCAGAGGTAAAAATTATTGTAGATTTGAGTGCATACAACTCTCTAAGTCCTTCATCAAGGACAACAATCAGTGAATACGATTATGAAGTTGAACAAAATGATGAAAAAAGAAATATTCGTTTGATTAGTCCAAGTTTAATTCAAGACGTAGATTATGCAGTGAAACGAACCTTTACAAACTAATACATCATGACTCAAACAAACGTTGACAGTAAAATTCAAGGTTTAGATTATACCTCACCTAATTTTGATGGAGATTTTCGTCTTCTTGAGTTGTCTCTACATTCAAGAAATAATGATGCAGTGGTTGAGTTGAACTCATCTTCTGTATTTCAACAAATGGAAATATTTGAAGACATCTTTTCCAATGTTCTTAAAGGAACACTAACAATTCTTGATTCACAAGGTTTGTCAGAATTGTTTCCTCTAATTGGTGATGAATCTTTAGTGGTAACATTTCTTACACCAGGCGGAGAGGGCACATCAAATAAAGATACGACAACTTCAAGAGATGTAATTGAAGAAACTATTCGTCAAAGATTTCAGATTTATGATTGCATTGAGGTTGGAACACAAGAACGTGCAAAGATATACAAATTGTTCTTCATAAGTGAAGAGCATGTTCTTAATATGAAAAAACGTGTAAGTAAAGCATTCAAAGGGAAAGAATACTCAAGGATCGTTAAAGAGTTGGTGAATGAATTCTATGGTGCTCATAATGTAGAATTTGCAAAGAATCTTTATGTTGAAAATACGTTATCTGAACAAAATATCATTGTTCCAAATTGGAGTCCATTTCAAGCAATAAATTTTTGTGCGATGAGAGCCTTGTCTGCTGATATTGAACCACAAGATCAAACCAACTCAAGTGATCCTTTGCCTCCTAGACCAGTTGGTGCATTATTCTTTTTCTACGAAAAACTTGGAGCAGGATTTTTCTTTGAGTCAATTGAAAGTCTGATTCTTAAACAGAAATCATCTGGGAGATTACCTCTGTATCAGTATGCACCTAAACTTGCACAGGGAAAGAGTGGTGAATTACCAGTTGGATATTTTCACGTAGAAAAATTTGAGGTAGACACATCGTTCAAAACTCTTGAAAATTTGATGTTTGGAGCGTTCGGGTCAAGATTGATTGCATATGATCCAATACGAATGAAATATGAAAACATTAAATATGATTACTACAAACAACAAAACAATCAACTTGTCTCAAAAACTGAAGATGGTGAGATGATAACAGAAAACCCAGAAAATCTTGAAGACGATTCAAACAGAGTTTTTGGTGATTTTGTAGCCACTGATGTTGACCCATTTGATAAAAAACCAAATAAGTTTGTAAGTACAGACTCATATCTACTAGGTTCAAATGATTCAAGTATTCGTCTTGCGACAACAACCAGAGATCACCAAACAGTTTTGAATGACAAAGAGGCAAAACAAAACTATGTTGAAAAGTGGTTACTGCAAAGAGAAGCACAAGTTCAAGAATTTGACAATGTTATTGTAAAGTTTTCTGTGCCTGGTAATACATCAAGACACGTTGGGGATTTAATACGTTTTGAAATGCCAACAAGTATTCCAGATGACGATAAAGACCTAAGTTCAGTTGAAATAGGTCATCGTCTTTATAGTGGAAATTACATCATCTCAAGAATAAGACACAATATAACACAAGATAGTTACGATATGGATATGGAGATAATGAAGAATTCGTATGCAAAACGTATCGGTGGTCAGAGAACGGAAGAAACGACTTCATGAATACAAATTACTTTCAAGGTTTAGATGGATATGTTTGGTGGCATGGAGTTGTTGAGGACAGGAAAGATCCTTTACTCATAGGTCGTTGTCGTGTTCGTATTTTAGGATGGCATACAGAAAACAAATCTGAGTTACCAACTTCTAATCTTCCATGGGCATTTCCATTGATGCCTTTAACTTCTGCAAGTCAAACTGGTGTAGGACAAGCTCCAATAGGACCAGTAGAAGGAACATGGGTACTTGGGTTTTATCGTGATGGAGAACTTGCACAAGAACCTGTCATGGTCGGAACTCTTCCAGGCATACCAGCGGGTTTTGCAAAACAAAACACAGGATTTAATGATCCAAGACTAGACGATTCTTCAACAAACAGAAATAGAGTTGGTTCAGATGGTCTTGCAAAGACTTCTGGTGCTCCTAAAAACTTGGGTTCTTTTCCGTATCCACCCAAATCGGTAATTTACAGAGCGGGTCAAGAAGCAGAAGTTACAAATTTCACGCATGATGAAAGAATTGCATTATCCTCAAAATCTCTTTATCCAAGAGAAACCGAAAACCCTACGACATCAATTTACGCAAGAGGAAACTTAGATCCAACTACTGACTCAATCGTTAAAAGTAAAAGTGACAATAAACTATCAGATGAGATGACAGTCAAGTTCACTCCGAATGAGGTAGTCAACAAAACATTGAGAGATGGTGGAAAATACTTTGATGATACTGCATCTTTTTCTGCTGAAAATGAAATCAAAAGAATATCACAACCTTCATCTGCTTTTGATGCTGAATATCCGTTTAATCATGTGTATGAATCTGAAAGTGGACATCTTATTGAAATAGATGATACACCCACAAAAGAGAGAATGCATTGGTATCATCGGTCAGGAACATTTACTGAATTTCATCCAGCTGGTAATCGTGTTGATAGAACAGTGGGTCATCGTTACAATATGACCACAGGTAATCAAGAATCTGTTATTCAGGGAGAAGAACTCAAATCAGTAAGAACAGATGGATTCCTTGATTATGGTGGTAAGTTAACAATCTCTTCTGAAGCAAACATGAAAATTGTTTCAAAGAGTAATATTATTCTTGATGCACCAACCAACAATACAGTTATCTCTGGTAAGAATGTTTTGATAGCTGCATCAGATACCTTGGTTTTAAAAGGTGGGCAAAAAATTATAAGAGATGATGATTCTGCAAATGATGTGGTCAAAGGTAGTTACCAAATGAACGTTCAAGGTGGATACAATCTAAGTAGTGGAAAACTTACTCTTGGTTCATTGGGTTCAACTAGTATTTCATCTTTTGGACCAATGACCCAGACAATAACTGGTAGTTCGGAAGAAACGATTGCAAATGTTGATGTGATCTTTGGAAACTTAAATGCAAAAACAATTAAAGCACTTCTTGGTAAAATTGTTTTGGAGTGCATTGACCCTATTGCAACTGGTGGTATAGACTTGAATCTTGGTCCATTTGGAACTGCCGCTTCTATAAAAATCTTACCTGGCGGATTAATTACAATAACTTCATCTCTTGGTACTGTCAATGTCACTGGTACAGCTGGAGTATCTTTATCATCCGCTGGTCCTGCATCTTTGGTTGGAACTGCAACAACTTCGGTAGGTTCAGGTGCAACCGCTTTGACATCAGTAAACGGAGCACTTGTCACAGTTGGTGGTTCAAGTTCTCCTGCGTTACTTGCAAAAGATTTTCTAAAAGTATTTTCAGAACACAATCATCCAAGTTCAGTAGGTCCAACTGGTCCGTTACACCCTACTTTTGCAAGTAAGTTAATACAAACGATGTCTAAAAAAGTGTTCTTGTCATAAGGAAATATGCCTCTGATTTTACCAACATTGCAAGGAGACTTGATAAACATATTTGAAAAGGGTCCAACAGGAAACCCCACACCTTCTTTAGTAGGTATCAAAACTGGACAAGCGTATCTGACTTATTGTTCAACTATTATGAATATGGGGGGTGGTTCTTTTTCTGGAATGCCTGGATCAAGTGCATTGGGTTCAGAATTGGGAA